GAAATAGAGTTTTCTTCTGAGATAAAAACAATCAAGAATGATTTAGTGAAGTATATTGAAATGCTTATAGAAAGAGGAATTATTCAGAGATATATAGACAGATACAAATATGAGCTTGATTGTATTGATAGAGGAACTGCTATGTTTGAGTTAGAGAAAAATGTTAAGTAAATCAGATTATAGATATTTTAAAAAAGCTAAAATGGCTGCTACCATCTCGGATTATAAAAAAACACATATAGGGTGCATAGCCGTTTACCAAGGAAATGTAATAGGAATTGGTTGTAATACAATTAAAACGCATCCTATTCAAAAATATTATAACAGATATAGAAATTCATGGAATAAGAATGGTATTAAACCGACTTTACATGCTGAAATCAATTGTCTTAATTCTATCCGTCATCTGGATATAAATTTCCAAAAAGTAAAATTATATATTTTTAGAACAAGATTTGATAAAGAGTTTGGCATGTGTCGTCCATGTCCAAGTTGTATGGCAGCTATAAAAGATTTAGGAATAAAACATATTTACTATACAAGCAACGATGGATATTCCTATGAGTGTATAAAAAATTAAAAAGAGAGGTTATTTGTATGTGCAATATTTGTGGCAATAATCCTTGTCTTACAAGATGTCCAAACTTTCATCAGAAATATAATTACTTATGCTGCTATTGTGGTGGGGGTATTTTAAGTGGGCAAGATTATCTGAGAAATTCAGAAGGACAATATATACATAGAGACTGTATTCCATGTACTGATTATCTTATAGATTGGTTGGGATACTGTGTTGAAACAATGGACGAGGAGGATTGTAAAGATGAGAATTATTGATAGACTGAGAATATTTTTTGATATTGATTACAGTTCAAATAAGGAATATTGGATTCCAATTAATGAGATTAAGATTAGGGAAGAATTTCTTGCTACTCCACCCAATTATTATAAATACAGAAAAAAAAGAAAAGACATTTATTAAGTATGGTGAACTTGGGAAGATTGTAATTGATAGAAATTATGAATTGATAGACGGATATTGTTCGTATCTTATTTGCAAGAAATATGACATAGGTAAAGCTCCTGTGTGGTTTGAATAATTGTAAATAGAAATTTCATTTGGAGAATATATAAGTGGAGGTAAATTTATATGAATAATAATTTTGACAATGTTGAAGAAATGAAAGAATTAATCGTAGATGAACTTTCGGAATGTGAATTTGACAACAATTTCAGATGTGAAAAATGTTCTGAATTGGAGCAATGTTATTACAAAGCTTCTACAAAATCATCTCACGAGTTTGCAGAGAGCTTAGATTATGGTGGATATGATTCTGAAGATGAATTTTGGGAGAATTTAGATTAAGGTGGTGAATTATTATAAAAAAGGTACAATATACACTAGTTAAAATACCAATAAGAGAACTTATAGATGGGAATTTTAATATTCAGATTAATAGAGAAACCGAAATCAAAAAAGAATATCTTATCAAGCAAGGTGACTCTCCTTTATTTGATCAGATTCAGAGACTTCGTGGCGAACCATCATCTCATATAAGTGAACTTATGTTGGTTGTTGCAAAGAAGAATCCAAAACAGGAAGAATTTCTTAGAAGAATTCTAAATGATGGATTCACATATAATGGAATTCACTACTCTCGTTTTGGCAAATCAGCTTCACAAGGTAAAGATGGAATAACTGCATTTGTATGTGATGAAATTTTTGATGAGTTATATTTGATTACTCAGATGGATATTAAAATTGATGAGTGTGTTATTTCTAAGTACGAAGCTCAGAGATGTTTGCCATTCAGTTCATGTACTCTTATTAAAGATTATATGCCTAATATTGTGATTATTGGCGAGTATGAAAAGACATTAAAAAATCAGCTTATCAAATACGTAGTTGAAAGAGAAAAAGAATTTGTTGATGAAAATACTGGTAAGAAAAAGAAATATAAAACCAGAGAAATTGAAGAAGGATTAAAAGATATTGGATTATCACCTTTTGATGGATGTGGTTGTCATGAAGAAAACTTTATGAATACTGTGAGTGAGCAGCTTGGATTAGACTATAAAGTTATTGGAACACAGGTTCGTTTACCATTTATTAAAGGATATTCTGTATATGTACCATTTAAACAAATTCTTAAAGAATGGGGTTACACCACTATTACTGACATTTATGGGCATGTTCATAACATTGATGATATAGATTGCATCTGGAATATTTCGATGTTTAAAGGTCACAAGATTTTTAAGTCAACTTATGGCGAAAACGCATGGATTGAATATATGAATACTGTTAGAAAATATGAATTCAAACTTGGAATCAGTAAATACAGTCATCATATTAAGCATTTAAATAAATATACACGAATGAATTTTCAGTATTTACAATGTCTGGATCTTTGGAATGATAAATATGTCAAATGTTATACAGATAAAACAAAAAAGGACTATGACATATTAGATTCTAAGAACGATGGAAAAATCATTAAGCTTGCAAAATATACTACTAATATGTATGAAAAAATCATTAAAGGTGATAAATTTTATACATATAAATTCATGGGAATTACAGACACAGAAGATTATGAGCCAGAAAGTAAATATCTTGAAGCTGCATTGATAAATGATGTTATGCTGAAAGATCCTGCCGTTAAGCAATTCATTTATAGAAAACTTAAAAAGTCTATTGATGAAGCAAAGGTTGGTAAAATTTATTGTTCAGGTTTTTATCATACAGGTGTTGGTGACATGATTGGTTATCTTCAGTATGCCGTTGGTGAAGAACCAGTTGGCTGTCTTGGAGAAAGAGAATTATATACAGCAAATTTTGAACCAGGATATTGTTGTTCATTCCGTTCTCCACTTGTTGATCCGTCAGAAGTAAATAAGATTAAGATTGTACGAAATGACATTCTTGTAAAATGGTTTGATTATTTTAAAGACCAAGATGTAGTAATGTTTAACATGTATGATGTGTCAGCACCACAGCAAGGTGGCGCAGATTTTGATGGGGATATTTTCTATTTAAGCAATGATCCTATTATCATTGATTCAAAAATAGACAAGCATATCATACTTGATATTGAAGACAAAGTAACCGCTCAGTCAAAACCATATACAAAAGAGAATCTTATTGAGTATGAAGTAATGACAAGAGATAATCGTATTGGTGAAATTACTAATGTTGCCACAAGTATAGAGAATAAATATACGACTAATCCAGATATTCAAAAATTATATTCTGATTACTCTTCTCTTCTAAGAATTTTTCAGGGCAAAGAAATTGACTTCCTTAAAACAGGATTCAGATGGCATATGAATTCAGGTCTTAGAAAGCATCTTAAACAGCTTCCATATTTCTTACTTCATAACTATCCTAAAAAAATGAAATCCTATATGAATATAATCAAGAAGAATAGAGATGCTTCTGATGAGGACAAAGAATATCTTAATGCATATCACTCTCCTTCTCCTATGAATGAGTTATGTGATTATATTGAAACTTGGGAAAAGAAAAATATCTTATGGGATAATAAAATTGATTTGGTTGATACTAGGTGCTTAATCATTAATAATGATTTGGATTTATCTGATAAAAAAGTTTTAAAGAAGTGCAGGAAGTTTATAAATATGTATGCTGTTGATATTAAGCAACATCTGAATCTGCATAGAGACAAGTCGGATGATGAAGACCATAAATTTAATATGGATGAAGTTGTAAATGAATACAAAGAAGAACTCCTAAATGAGATTAAATTGCCTGAAAATATTATAGCAAATTATATTATCAAAGCATCCTACTCTTCTGTTTCTATTAGCAAATCTCTTGCATGGTCAGCTTATGGTGATTATATCATTGAAAATCTCAAGAATAACACAAATCCAAAAAGAAATATATCAATAAGAGAAGTCCCTTATAAGACGGACAATTCATATGAATATCTTGGAAAATACTATGAATTTGAGGTAGGTGATACATATTTACGACTGTAATGAAACATTTCTATATGAAATTATAGAAGATTACAAAGAAGCAGAGAATAATGAGGCAAAGAACGAGATATTCAGCTCGTTCTGCTCCTCAATATGGGCTTCTGATAATAAAAGACGTACATATATTAAAACAATTCATTTTAAAGTCAGAAAGGATTCACTTGATACAGAACTTGGACGAGTATTTGATACATGGTCAGGAATTGAATACAGATATTACAAGTCAATGACTAAAGATGAAAATTGGTGCGCTATTATCAGGCAGAAAATTAATAATATTTATACAAGATATTTTGATAAAGAAGTAATTCTCAATAAGGAGTACATGGATTTATTAAAGAAACCAAAGTTAATGTACTTTGATTGGTTATCTGGAACAGAAATGGATGCAAATACCGTTACAGATATAATTGATGATGTAATTGATGAATCTGAAAAACTTAAACAACGTTTTCAAATGGAGAAAATGACTTTATCTTGGAATGAGTATAAAAAAGTCGTTGAAGGATTTCTGAGAAGATGCTTTGATAATTGTAAACTAATTGAGGAATACGAAGATAAGACTCAAATTATAAATAATTATGATTTTATCACTGAGGATAATTTTTATGTAAAATATATTAATAGATCACTTGATGGAGAAATGAGAAAATATCAAAAACAGTATTATGGAATCAGGGATCATAAAAAATATTCTCGTTGTAAACGATGTGGTGGAATTATCGAGAAAACAGGAAATAAACGATTGTATTGTTGTGATTGTGCGACTTTAAATGAACGTGAAAGAAAGCGAAAAATTGCTCATAAATATAGAGTAGCGAAATAGAAAATCCGAGTTTTCCTTGTAAAATAAGGCTTTATAACTGTTTTCAGCTTCGTATATATCACATATGGAAAACAATGAAATCAGCTTTTCTTGGCTAATAAAACAGAGAATAATAAAATGTAAACATCAAGTACATATTCATTGTACCTTACCTTCTATAATCGGTGATTGTACTACAGTTCTTGTAGTATGGTCACTGATAATTCTTAAATATTATAGCGGAATGACGAGCAATGGAAGCTCACTTGGCTCATAACCAAGAGTATGCAGGTTCGAGTCCTGTTTCTGCAACTCTCCTACTTGTAGGCGGCAGGTTTCGTGTCGTTAAATAAACTTAGCAATAAGGATAAAGCAGGAATGTCTTTAGTTTGCATAAGACACTGCGACTGCGTATAG